CACAAAGCCGACTGGTGATCCTGCCGTTGGCGATGAGGCTTCGCCTGATGGTGAATATATGATGGCTGACGGTAAAAAGATTACCGTTCAGAATGGTAAAGTTACCGAAGTCGGTACGCCTATGGCAGAAAAGTCAGAACTGGACCTGGCAAACGAAAAGATCGCCGAACTTCAGGCACTTGTCGATGCCAATAAGCTGGCTCTTGAAAATCTTGAGAAAGAGAAACCAAATCTTGTAGCCGCAGAAGCATCATTTAAACAACGTGAAGCTGAAGCGATGTCAATGATTGATGAGTTAGGTAAACTGAAAAACTCATGGAAGCCTGAAAGTCGTAACCGTTTCAATAATGTTGACAAAGTCGGCGATATTGACCTCAATCAAGTTCGTGAATTTATTAACTCTAAAAAAGAATAATTATGCCTCAATTCACACCGTCCTGTGGACACAAAATCAACCTTGATAATCTTCACTTCACTGCCGATGAACTTCGGTCGCTGAATGAACTTATCGTAACAGCCGTTCTTGAAGCACCGCCTTTAAATTCCTTCCATACACTTGTGACAGGGATCAAGAACGACAAACGTATTGGTATTATACCCGGAACATTTGGTCTGATACTCAAAGCTGCTCAGTCCTGCGATCCCGTTGCTCAATGCCACGAAACAATCGCAGTAGAGAAAACATGGGAACCCAAATATCTTGAGTTCATCAATGACATATGTATTGACGAGATCGAAAACTCGCTGATGCGTCTGTACATTGATTGTGCCAATCCTTACGATCTGACCAAGACTCAGATATTCCAGTTCATTGCTAATATCTATGCAACGGATCTTCCAAAAGAAGTCCTTCGTTATGCATGGTTCGGCAACACAGCAGCAACAAACTGGCCTCTCGGCGTTCTTACTCCGGGTGTTGACCGGAACTTCTTCAATGTACTCAATGGTTTCTGGCAGCAGATGGCAGTCATTTATGCAGCCAATCCATTACAGTTACAGGCATTCCCAGGTAACACACAGGCAACATACGCCCTTCAGCAATCTGTTGCTACACCGTTATTGTCATACAATGCCGTCAATTCACTGATCGACGCAGCACCTTCGGAACTCGTTCAGCAGCCTGATCGTGTGATACTTGTCACCCGTTCGGTTATGGATCGCCTCAGAAGGCAGTTACAGGCACTCGGAACAGCATTCCAGGATTACAAACTAATGGTTAACGGGCTGGAGTTTGCTACATGGGATGGAATAAGAATTGTAAGTATTCCTTTGTGGGATCAGTTCATACGTACATACGAGAACAACGGAACGAGATGGAATGATCCTCATCGTGTTGTATATACTACCGTATCAAACTTGAATATCGGTATGGCTTGCACATCATTGTTTGAAAATATAAATTCCTTCTATGATCCAAGAAGTCGTTATAATCGTATCGAGGCTGTTGATGCTTTCGATGCAAAGATTATTGACGACAGATTGTTAATGGTTGGAAGATAATACTTACGACTATGACAATAGGATGTAATCAAATAGTGTCATGTATTCTCAAGAACTGTGAGAATCTTGTACCTGGCATCAAGGATAAGGCGTACCTGATAAACTACGATTGTGTCGATAAGACACTCAGTACTTTCAGTCCGACAAATCCTTTGCTATTGACTCAGTTGGTTCTAAAGACTCTTTCGCCACCGTGCTATGCCTGGTGCGTGGAAGGATATAATTTCTCAAACGAGCATAAGGTGACAATGGTCAAAAAAACCTATCAGAAAACATGGGATCACACTTTTGTATTCCGTCTTTTTGATAATACGCCTGAAGATAAACTTTGGATCGAGAACCTGAAGGATTCCCGGTTCATCGTTGTCATTGAGAATAACTACGCTAAGCCTGATACCACACTCGGTGCAGGGCGAACGGTCTTTGAAGTATTGGGATGGGACTTTGGTCTTGAGCTTAATGCCGCTGAACGTGATGTCAACTCTGATGAGATGCTTGGAGGATGGGTGCTTACAACCGGAACATCGGATAAGATGAAAGAATCATCCATACCATTATCACTCTTTGTTGGCGCAACACTTACTACAACTAAGGCTGCATTACATTCATTGCTTGCCCCATGTTGCCCGGCTGGTGTATTACATTAATAGGTGCGGTGTAAAAAGCCGCACTCTTTTATGTTAATAGATGAAGTTCAATCGTTTGCGAGGGACTTTATAAACTTTAAACAGTTTCGTACCTCGGCACGTAAAGAAAAGATCAGAGAAGCCTATAAGAATCTGACAGGTGAGAGTATTAAAATATCATGCAACACCTGTTATATTGAGGCTTTATTAACAATTATTAATTCACAGACTATGGCAACAAGAAACTACGAATTGAAAAAAGGTGTTTTACTTGAGGCTTTTGGTGATGCTTCAAAAACTTGTACCAACGACACAATAACTGATGAGATTGGCGACTGGTACATGGCAAACTATCCCGATAAGATTATATATTTCGACCGTGTACGTGTTGCTCCTTCCGTGGTAAAGCCGAAGGTGACGATCATTCCACCTACTGAACAACCAGTACAGGAGATAGCAGAAAGCCTCATTGAGAGTGTCATAGAACCGAAAGTCAAACGACCTAAAGCCAAGAAATAATGCGAGTTTCCGCTACGAAAACAGCACCACGAGTTGAGCGGAATGTCTATATTACTTCAAAGCGTATTAAAGGTTATGGTCAGTATAACGACTATCCTCAAAAGGTATTGGAGATAATAAATTCATCCGGTACAGGGCGAACCTGTATGGATATTTATGTCAAGTTTGTAGAAGGTGCAGGGTTCACAGACCAGACGCTTGCCAATACAATACTCAATAATGACGGTGAACGTGCTAATTCCTTGTTAAGGAAGTTCGCAAAGGACCTGAAAAACTTTAATGGATTTGCCTGTCTGGTCAAGTATGACTGGATGGGAACACCTACGGAATATTTCAATATACCGTTTGAGCATTGTCGTCTGGAGATCGAAAATAAAGGCACATACACCGGACGTATAGCCGTTTACCCGGACTGGACTGGTGTGACAGGCAAATTATTTAATATGCGGATGGTTCAGTTCATTGACCATTTCAATCCAAAGAATGCCGTCAGTCAGATGATGGATGCCGGAGGGCCAGAGAACTATCTCGGTCAGTTGATGTACTATACCGCAGATGGTGATTTTGAATATCCTACATCGCCTTTCGATCCTGTCATTACGGATATGCTCACCGAAGAAAGTGTATCAACAGTTAAACATCGCAACGCAAAATATAATTTTCTGCCGTCAGGGATTCTGGTTCGTAAAGGGATCAAGCCACGCACATTGGATGACGGTAGTATTGATCCTTATGATCCGTATAACCAGGAACAAATTGAATCGGCTGATAACATCAAGAAGATGCAGGGTGATGAAAACGCTTCAAAGATTTGGGTTGTTGATGTGGATGCTGACGAGGAAAAACCTGAGTTCATTGATTTTACTGCAAAGAATTTTGATCGTCAATTCGAGCTGACCGAAAAGACTGTTCAGGAAAATGTCGGTAAGATGTTCATGATACCTCCAATTTTAAGGGGTGTTGATGTTGGTGCAGGATTTGGTGCAGATTTAATGAAGAACGCCTATGATGTAATGAACTCCACAACTGGAAACGAAAGACGTATATTATCAGATGCTTTCAAGGATTTATTAGAGTATTACATCATAATGTTCACTGACTTTGAGATCACTCCGATAAAATATGAAAGCACTAATGAGGCAATAGACGAATCATTATTTCCTGATCTTACAAGTAATGAAAGACGTGCCTTAATAGGATTTGAAGAAATTACGTCTAAAGGGGATAATCAGGTACTAGCTCAAGTATTAGGTGTTGGAGGTACCCAAGCATTGGTTTCAGTCGTTACTGATACATTACTTATGCCAGAACAAAAGATACAATTATTAATTAAATTATTCTCTTTAAGTGAAGAAGATGCACGAATGATAATAGGACAATGATAAATTTAGTTACAAAATCGGATTTAGATAACTACAAATATATTGCGGATTCTGTCAAGAATTCAGCAAGCTGGCCGCAGTTCGTTTCAGAGGCCCAGATGCTCGATGTTAAAGTTTGGCTCACGGATGCCCTTCTTAATGAACTGGTAACTCAGGAATCATTAGGAACAACCACTGTTTTAAACCAGGCTCTTCTTGACGGTGGATCTTATGTCTATCCAACACCGGCAACTGTAAATTCAAGAACGTATCTCTTTCAAGGTTTAAAGGCTTGCATTATGTACTATGCATTTGCCCGCTTTACAAACAGGACACCTTACAACTATACCGCCGCAGGGATAGTTATTAAAGACTCAGACCTATCCACGCCAGCAACAGACAAGCAGGTTCAAAGACTAGAGACCGAGGCACGACTGACGGCTGAGGCTATCAAGTGCGAGGTGATAACTTACTTAAACCGCAATCACACCTCATATCCTTTGTGGGATGATAAGGGTTGTGGGTGCGGGAGCTGGTGTAGCGATAAACGCCCCTTTTTGGTTATTGGAGATTAAATTAAAATAAAATGATATGCAGACACATGGTTTAATGAACATTGTTTACGAGAAAGCAATCGATCTGTCATCGGGTGATTTCACTGATGAGAACGGTTTCTTTGTTCGTTCCGGCACAGACGGGGTACTTAAATACTGTCCTTTGAATAACAAGACCGATGCTGAAGCTATCACTAAGACTATTGAGGCTTCGTCTTATTTTATCGATCCTGTCATTTGCAGGAAAGTGTTTCGACTGGTGACAACACCGGACACGACTCTTTACGCTGGCTATGGTGTGTAATCATGCCTACCATATACAATATCGAACCCGCCAGGATAAACCTTGAGTGTACTGAGGGAGATACAATAATGATGAACTTCCAGGTCACAGGGGAGGTTCTGTCTACTGGCATTAAAATTCACGTACAAGCGTTTAATGTTCCTGAACTTGGAACGCCTATCGATCTGGACTATCTGGAAATGACCGTCCGCAGGGAAGACGGAAAGATTCTAAAGAGTTGGGTGAGCGGGGTATCTCCTGCTCCAATAACAATCATTCCCGGTGTTGACGGTGAATTTGATCTTGAGGATGACGGATTCTCTGAGAGCGGATTCTTTAATTATGATCTACAAGCCAGCGATGTTGCAGGCACTTATACTGGGACGTTTATGTCAGGAATATTTCACGTTAAAAAACAGATAACGCCATGACATTTATCAGAGGGCCATTTATATCAATAGGACGCAGGGGCGGAAGTGCTGGGCCAAACGGAGTGCCTTCAGGATTGACATTGACGGTAATCTCTGATACAGAGATTAAACTGGACTGGACTAATGTTGATACAAAAGGGGATGGGGTTAAAGTTTATATATCAACTGATAACGTAACTTTTACTTTAAAGACAACCGTTGCATTAGGTGTAACAACTGCAAATGCTACGGGATTAACAGCAGGAACTACTTATTATATAAAGATTACAGCATACAAAGGCACAAAAGAAAG